CCGCTAGTCAAATAGGAACTTACTCTTTACAGTACGATCCATCAACACCTTTTGTTCCTTACGCTGATGACGAAGGATTTGAGAATGTGGTTATTAGCTGGTTAAAAGCAGGGCTACCTGTAAGTGATATGGAAGCAAGTTTATCTAAGCAAATAGATTTAGAGAAGCATCCTATTGATGAGGATTTATACTTTACATGGGATAACCCAGTTCCTCCAGCACCGCCTGAAGAATAGTAATATATTTACTATATTTACATAAATAAAATTAACATTAAAAATAAATTAAAATGAGTGAAATTAAATTAACTGAAGACGAATTAAAAAAAATTCAAGAACTAAACCAAGACTTTACTAAAGCTAAACTAGAGATTGCTGATAATGTATTAAGACAGCAAATGAATCTAAAAGCTTTAGAAGACTTAAGAGGTGCGTTTGGTATTGAAGAGAAAAAATTAGCGGAGAAATATGGACAAGATGCTGTTATTGATTTAGCAACAGGTATTGTCACTAAAAAACCGCAAGCAGTAGAAGCGGAACCTATAAAATAAAACAATGGCTAGAATAAGTAATACCACAGCGTACTCAAGTATAATTCCTACACTGCCGGATTACTTTGTGCTAACTGATGCAGAAAACAATTTAAACACTAAAACTTGTACGTTAGAAAACTTACAGACTTTGTTTGGTTTAAATACTACGTCTGTTACAATAGCTATTCCAGAAACGTATTTAAAAGTAATTGCAGCACAACCATACACATTGCTAGCTCCTCCTGGAGACGGTTATGTGTATGATGTTAGCCAGATTGTAAGTTTAATCATTCCAGGGTCAACTCCTTATAATTTTGTAAACACTTTAAATATAACGCAAGGCGCTATTCAAGAGCCGTTGCCACTACTTTTATTAAATGCTGCAAGTAAAAAAGTATATAAAAATGATCCTTCACCTGCTGAGTTTATTACAGAAAACGCAGGAATAACTTTAGGTGGGTTGGCTAGTCCAAGCGAAGGAAATGGAACTTTATATATAAATATTACATACAGAAAGCTAAAATTAGATTCTACATTTTAATTAAATGGACATTAGAAAGATTTCAATAGGAGCAGACTATAAGTCTGGAGCTATGCACTATATAACAGGGCAAGATGTACTTGGGGGATCTTATGTAATTCATTTAATACAACACGACGCATCTTCAAAATCATATAAAATCTGGATAGAAAAAAATCAAGAAATTCTTATATGGAAAGAGTTTAAAACTACAATGCCTATCTCTTTAGAATATAATATAAACTTTTAATGCAATCACCATTCTCATTTATNGTACGTCCTGTAAATGGTACTAGGTATGATAACGTAAAGAAAATAGGCGACTTAGATTTTTTAATTAGCGTATCTAAAGAAGATCACAAAACAGCTAATCGCTATGCGCAGGTGGTGTCAACTCCAATAAATTATTCAGGAGATGTTAATACAGGAGATATACTTTTAGTACATCATAATGTTTTTAAATATTACAATGACATGTATGGGCGTGAGAAAAGTGGTAAAAGCTTTTTCAAAGATGATTTATTCTTTATTGACTTTGATCAATTTTTTTTGTATTATAATAAAGAAGAGTGGAAAAGCCATTCTAAATATTGTTTTATAAAACCTATTCCGCCAAAAAAATCTTTTTTAGGAAAGACTGGTAAAGAAGAACCTTTAATGGGTATTGTAAAATATAATAACAAAGAGTTAAAAAACTTAGGTGTAAGGGTGGGAGACGAAGTGTCTTTTACTCCAGAGTCAGAGTATGAGTTTTATGTAGAAGATGAAAAGCTATATAGAATGTTTACAGATAACATAACTATGATTATGTAATGAATACAAAAGAAATTAAAGAACAAATCATAAAGGCCGGTGAAAAGGCTGTTATACAACTAATCAAAGTAGCAAAAGAAGATATTATTAAATATGATAAGGATGATGAGCTGGCGGCGGATAGATTAAAGAATGCGGCAGCTACAAAAAAACTAGCCATCTTTGATGCTTTTGAAATCTTAAAACGTATAGAAGACGAAAAGCAATTACTAGAGGGTATAGATGTAACTAAAAATAACACACCTAAAGGATTTGCTGAATCAAGATCTAAATAACTTATATACTACACTAACTAGAGTAGTTCCAAAAAATGTTTTATCTACAAAAAATAAAGCAAGAACTTGGGTTTATGGTTATAACGAAAAATATAATTTTGTTGTTATATCTAAATCAGGTCAAATAGGTGATGTTATAGAAATAAATGGCCTGCATATTGCGCTACCAAAACCTCCTACAAAAGTATACTCAAGGTCAAAAAAGAAAGAAGATCANTATTGGGAAGCGTCTGAAATAAGTAAAGAACTAAAAAGAATACAGTCAATATTTCAGTGGCATGAAGCGCCAATACAATTCAAAAACAAATGGGTGGATTATATCGAGCAAGAGTTTGATAAAAGAGAAGAGGGTTTTTGGTTTATGAATAACGGGGTTCCTACTTACATTACAGGAACACATTACATGTATTTACAATGGACAAAGATTGACGTTGGCCATCCAGACTTTAGAGAGGCAAATCGTTTGTTTTATATATTCTGGGAGGCATGCAAAGCTGATAAAAGAAGTTTTGGTATGTGTTACTTAAAAATAAGACGTTCAGGATTTTCATTTATGAGCTCGTGTGAGGGCGTGAATACGGCTACAATCACTAAAGATTCTAGAATAGGTATACTATCAAAAACTGGTGCGGATGCAAAGAAGATGTTTACTGACAAGATAGTACCTATATCAAACAACTATCCTTTCTTTTTTAAGCCTATACAAGATGGTATGGATAAGCCTAAAACAGAATTGGCTTATAGAGTTCCAGCTTCTAAGATTACTAAAAAGAATATGTATACAGTAAGTGAAGAGGAGCTTGAGGGATTAGATACAACAATTGACTGGAAGAACACATCTGATAACAGTTATGATGGTGAAAAATTACAACTATTAATACATGATGAAAGCGGTAAATGGGAGAGGCCAGAAAATATATTAAATAACTGGCGTGTTACTAAAACATGTTTAAGATTGGGTAGTAAAGTTATAGGTAAGTGTATGATGGGATCTACATCAAATGCGTTAGATAAAGGTGGTAGAAATTTTAAAGATTTATTTGAGTCATCTGATTGCAGAAACAGAAACTCTAACGGACAAACAAAAAGCGGTTTATATAATCTGTTTATTCCTATGGAGTGGAATATGGAAGGGTTTATTGACATGTATGGCATGCCTGTATTCAAAAATCCTGACAAGCCTGTTAAAGGAATAGACAAAGAACCTATTAAACAAGGTGCTGTAGACTACTGGAGCAATGAGGTTGAATCATTAACTTCTGATCCTGATGCTTTAAATGAATTTTATAGACAGTTTCCAAGAACAGAATCACATGCCTTTAGAGATGAAAGCAAACAGTCGTTGTTTAATTTAACTAAAATATACCAACAAATAGATTATAATGACTCTATAAACATGGGGCATTTTATGACACAAGGATCTTTTCATTGGAAAGATGGTATAAAAGATTCTAAGGTAATCTGGAGCCCAAATAAAAGAGGTAGATTTTTTGTAACTTACATCCCTAAAGCTTCTCTTCAAAACAATGTGATTACGAAGGGTGGAAAGATGTATCCAGGGAATGAACATATTGGATCGTTTGGCTGTGACTCTTATGATATTTCAGGAGTTGTAGTAGGTAAAGGTTCTAACGGAGCTTTACATGGGCAGACAAAATTTAATATGGATGATGCGCCTAGTAATGAATTCTTTTTAGAATATATTGCCAGACCTCAAACCGCTGAGATATTTTTTGAAGAAGTTTTAATGGCGTGTATATTTTATGGCATGCCAATATTATGTGAAAATAATAAACCTCGTTTATTGTATCATTTTAAAAATAGAGGATACCGAGGCTTTTGTTTAAACAGACCGGATAAAACTTATAATAAGTTATCTAAGACTGAAAGAGAATTAGGAGGTATTCCAAATTCATCTGAAGATGTTAAGCAATCTCACGCCTCAGCGATTGAGTCGTATATTGAGAAATATGTAGGATTAGATTTTGAAGGAGATTATAGAGAAAAAGACGATATAGGTAGTATGTATTTTCAAAGAACACTAGAAGACTGGGCTAAATTTGACATAACAAACAGAACAAAGTTTGATGCTGCAATTAGTTCTGGTTTAGCAATTATGGCAAATCAAAAACACTTGTATACACCCGTTCAAAAACAATCAAAAATAAGCATTAACTTTGCAAGATATAACAACAAGAACTCAGTAAGTCAATTACTTAATAAATGAAAGAAGTAACAATAGATATACAGGCTGCTGCATTTCCAGATCAATTTGTTTCTGACGCTACAAAAGACACTGTAGAGTATGGATTACAAATAGGTCAAGCAATACAATACGAATGGTTTAGAAGAGACAGCGGCTCATGTAGATTTTATAGTCAATGGAGCGAGTTCATGCGATTACGTTTGTATGCTAGAGGAGAGCAATCCGTAGCAAAATACAAAAATGAATTAGCAATAGATGGCGACTTAAGTTATCTCAATTTAGATTGGTCACCCGTACCTATAATCCCAAAGTTTGTCGACATCGTAGTAAACGGAATGTCCGACAGACTTTTTAAAGTTAAGGCCTACGCTGAGGACGCATTGTCTGCTGAGAAAAGAAATGAATTTCAAGAAATGATTGAAGGCGAAGTTTTAGCTAAACCATTATTTCAGCAAATAGATAACGATTTTGGTATAAATGTATTTCAAACTAACGAAGAGGAGCTTCCGGAAAGTGACGAAGAAATGGAGTTGTTTATGAATATGAAATACAAGCCTGCTATTGAAATTGCTCAAGAAGAAGCAATTGATACATTGATGGCCGAAAATCATTATAATGACATTAGAAGTAGGGTTGATTATGATCTTACAACAATAGGAATAGGAATTACAAAACATGAATTTTTACCAGGTTCTGGTGTGAAACTAGATTATGTAGATCCAGCTAACGTTGTTTATAGTTATACGGAAGATCCGTATTTTAAAGATTGTTTTTATTGGGGAGAAATTAAAACAGTTCCAATGACGGAGCTAATTAAGATTGATCCAGATTTAACAAACGAAGACTTAAACCAAATAGCTAAATACAGTCAATCGTGGTATAATTATTTTAATACGGCGCAGTTTTATGAAAACAGCATGTTCTACAGGGACACTGCAACATTGATGTATTTCAATTATAAAACAACACATTCATTTGTTTATAAAAGAAAAAAATTAGCAGACGGATCATATAAGACGGTTGAAAAAGACGATCAGTTTAATCCTCCTCAGGAAATGATGGAAGAAGGAAAGTTTGAAAAGGTAACTAAAAGAATTGATGTATGGTATGATGGAGTTATGGTTATGGGAACTAATATTGTTTTGCAATGGAAACTGGCAGAAAACATGGTAAGACCTAAATCCTCTAACCAGTATGCAATGCCAAATTATGTGGCAGCAGCGCCTAGAATGTACAAAGGATCTTTAGAGTCTTTAGTTAGAAGAATGATTCCGTTTGCAGATTTAATACAAATGACACACCTTAAAATTCAACAAGTGGTATCAAGAGTTGTGCCAGACGGTGTGTTTATTGATGCAGATGGTTTAAACGAAGTTGATTTAGGAACAGGAAACGCATATAATCCTGAAGATGCATTGCGTTTATATTTCCAAACAGGTAGTGTAGTCGGTAGGAGTTATACCCAAGATGGTGAATTTAATAACGCTAGAGTGCCAATACAACAATTAACGTCTAATAGTGGTGCTAGTAAAATGCAAATGCTTATTGCAAACTATAATCATTATTTAGATATGATTAGAGCAGTAACTGGATTAAATGAAGCTAGAGACGGATCAACACCAGATCCTAATTCTTTAGTAGGTGTTCAAAAATTAGCAGCTTTAAATTCTAATACAGCAACTAGGCATGTGCTTCAAGGCAGTTTATATATAACAAGAACAATTGCTGAGTGTTTATCAATAAGAACAGCAGATATATTAGAGTATGCAGATTTTAAAGATGAGTTTGCTATGCAGATTGGAAAGTATAATTTAAAAATACTAGAAGATATAAAACATTTGTATTTGTATGACTTTGGTATTTTTATAGAAATGGCTCCTGACGAAGAGCAGAAAGCAATGCTCGAACAAAATATTCAAATGGCGTTATCTCAAAAAGATATAAATCTAGAAGATGCTATTGATATACGAGAAATTAGTAATTTAAAAATGGCTAATCAACTTTTAAAATTAAA